GATATCATCGGGAAATAAAGAAGTTAATGAGAGTAAGGAAGATAACTGTGTAGACTTGATTAACTATACTCGGTTCCTGTATGCGGCACTTAAAATGGCAGAGGAGGAATAGTTTGACAATTAGAAAAAGTAAAACTATACTAAAATAAACAAAGGGATAGATCGACCAGAAGTTCTTTGACAATTTATAATTGGTATGATATGATTATATATCATATTTGCAAGTGTAAGAGTTTTAAGATTGCTAATTGATTTAGTATTAGGAGGTGATGTAATTGCAGAGAGTATCTACTAATAGAGAACAAATTAAAAATTGGATTAAAAAGAAAATAAGAGAAGGAGATAAAGAAGATATAGTCAACTTAATTTTATTATTGTCAAAGAGTGTAGAAGAAAGTAAGTGGCCTGTATTTTCAAGTTTTCCTGGGAATATAGAGGGAGAAGTGAGTTATAAAGATTCCGTAACATATTCGGAAGAAAAAGAGAAAAATAGAATTAGCTATCCTAAAAGTTTAATAATGAAATTGGTAAAATTCTTATCACCAATTCAGACTGCTATATTTTGTTTTAGGTTTATTGATGAGCGGACTCAGGAAGATGTGGCAAAGACTTTAGGTTGCACTCATCAATATATATCCCAACAAGAAAAAAATGTTAAAAGTATATTAGATAATAGTAGGGAATTCAGGGAGTTTTATAAGGAAAATTATGGAAAAGATTAAGCCTTTATCGGACCAGGAAGTTAAAGAATTAGATGTTTCTGCTATGTTAAGAAAAATGGGTGAACTTGATAAAGTATTATTTAAATTGAATATTGAATTAGCAGAGTCAGAGAGAGAATATGGAGAAGCGAGAATAAGATTAGAGATATTGAAGACGCAGAAATCAGTGATAGTAGAAAGATGTCGCAATCTTAAAGCTTTAGTGTCTAATGCGTAAAATGCCAAAATATACTATACAGATTAGAAAGCAAGCATTTGAATTGTTTCACGAGATAGGAACATTTCTTGGAGTATCAAAACAACCAAAGATGCCTACGGTGCAGACTTTGATAAATTGGAGCAGAGAAGATCACTGGCAGGAAAAATTAGAAGCGATTAGAAAAGGTATTAGAAATGAATTAGAAACTGAAGGACTTAATGGAATTGTATCTTCTGATATTGATGAATTAAAGATATTAGATAGATTAGAAAAAATTGCAATAGATGAGATTAATAGTGGAAGAAAGATTAAACCGAAATTTTGGAAAGATATAATTTCTACTTTTGATTTTACTACCAAGACAAGAAGATTAATTAAAGGAGAACCAACGAGCAGGGAGGAGATAACTGGTGACATCAGCATTGTTGACGCCTTCCTCAAAAAAAGTAAAACTTGAGGAAGTAACAGATTGGTATTTAAGTACTTATGAGAACGATCCATTGCGGTGGATTTATGATAGTATTAATATTAAAGATGGCCTATGGGAGAAGCAAGAGGAAATTATAAGCTCAGTATTCCAGAATAGTTATACTGCTGTTCGATCAGGCCACTCGACAGGCAAGACCTTCGCTTCAGCACTTTGCGTTTTAGCCTTTTTATATACCCAGATTCCCTCTAAAGTAATTACCACTGCACCTACCTTTAGACAAGTAGCTAAAATTTTATGGCGAGATATTAGAAAATTATATACTCATAGAAAAATTAAACTTGGAGGACGACTCTTGACTTTAGAATTATTTTGTGATGATGATTGGTTTGCCTTGGGTCTACATCCCAGAGAATATGATATTAATGCCTTCCAGGGTTATCATAGTGAAAATATTCTGGTTGTTCTTGATGAATCGCCGGGAGTTAGTAGCGATCTTTATGATTCTGCTATATCTCTATTGACTTCGGAGAATGCACATTTATTAGAGATAGGTAATCCCACAAGTCCCTCTGGTCACTTCTATAATGCATTCCAGAAGAATAGTAAATATAATAAGATTCATATTAATTGTCTTGATTCTCCGAATATTAAAGCGGGTAAAGTTATCAGACCTTATTTAGTTATTCAGAAATGGATAAATGATAGAAAGGATACCTGGGGAGAGAATTCTCCTTTATGGCAAAGTAGAGTTTTAGGGGAATTTTCTACATCAGAAGAAAATAGTTTTGCTCCTCTTGATTGGGTAGAGAGAGCAATGGGATGAAATCAAAAGTGTACTGTTTTGGAAATTTCCTGAATTTTTATAATCCTAATTTCCAAAATTAGAAATTAGGAAATGAGATTTTTTATAAAAAATGCAAAAGTGTATACTTTTCTCTGTAACCCTCTATTTATAGGCATTTCAATGGGTGGTTTTTTAGCCCTTTTTCGCTCTTTGAAAAAAGTGTCGTTTTTAGGAAAAAAGATTTTGGTTTTTTCTGTAGAAAGCTAAAAAAATATATTTTTATATCAAAAACAAAAAAAGAAGTTTTTTGCTGGATTTTCAAAAAAAATATCTTTTTATCAGATTCCATAAAAAATATCTTTTTGTAGTTTTTCCAGAAAAAAATGTTTTTTGACAAGAAAGCTAAAAAAATATATTTTTATATCAAAAACAAAAAAAGAAGTTTTTTGGAAGATATTCTTAATTTAGTAATTCCTGAAACTCTTTAACCAAAGGCATTTAGGAGACTGCTCTTTTATAATGACAATTCGCTCCTCTTGATTGGGTAGAGAGGGCAATGGAGGGATAAATGAGAGAAATAATAATTAGAGCTTGGGATGTAATAAATCAAAAAATGGAATATAATCCAGGTGTCAGACGAATGGAAGATTGGCTTTCTCCTGAAATTAATAATTTAATTGAATATTGTAATGAAAATGGTTTTATTCTTATGTTATATATAGGATTTAATGATAATACAAAGTGGGGAGAATTAACAAAAGAAGGACAAAAGAAATGGATTGAGGATGGAAATTCAAAAAATGAATGGAATGGAAAAAAGATTTATAGAGGGGATATAATCAACTTTGAAGATAAAAATTGGGAGATATGTTTTGAAAATGGACACTATTATTTATGGTGGGAAAAAGATAGTAAAGTAATGTCAAAATTCGCAGAAATTGCATTTGCTAATCAATATAAGATAGTCGGGAATATTTACGAGGATCCAGAATTAGTGAAGAGAATTAATTGATAATTATGGGCGCAGATCCAGCGGGCATAGGAAGCGATAAAGCTGTTATCTCAATTTTTGATATAGAATGGGAAAAGAGAGAGGCAAGACAAATAGCATTAGAAATATTCGCAAAAACAACTCTTGGTAGAAAAGGTGGATTTGAGGGGATAATTAGGAATCGATTTATAACTTATCATCCATTAATAATTTCAGTAGATGCTGTAGGAATCGGTGCTGGTGTTGTAGATAATCTTGAGGAAGATGGGTATCCAGTGTTAAGAATATTCGGTGGAGGCTCGGCAACAGAGAAAGATATTTATCATAGTCGGCGTTCTGAATTATACGCAAGATTAAGAGATTGGTTGAATCCTGGAAAACCGGGAAGGATAAAACTCATAAATAACGATGATTTACGAGTGCAACTAACTCAAATAGGACCTATGTTTCAGACGGTAAAAGGAAAAATTAGAGCACCATCAAAGGAAGAATTCAAAAAGAAAAATAAGAGATCTCCTGATGAATTAGATGCTACGGTTTATTGTATGGTAAAAGAAGAAGAATGGAAAGAACGACCGGGGGTTCTGGAAATTAGTCTGGGTAAGCCTTCGCAATATTCAAGGAATGAATGGGCGCAGACAGTAGAGGAAGAAGATGAAGACCGAGAAGATGAGGAGCAAGGACATTATGGGAACGTTCCTTTAGTAGACTTATAAAGAGGAGAATAATTTGGGATTTAAAAAAGGAAATATATTAAGAAAAGGTTGTGTTCCTTGGAATAAAGGTATACTTCGACGATTAGAGACAAGACAAAAAATTGTTGAAGGTTTAGAAAAAAGATTTGGTGAACAAGGTCGTAAAGGAAATGCTTAATCCTAATTATGGTAAACATCATACTGAAGAGACTAAAGAGAAGATGCGTAAGGCAAAAGAAGGAAAATATTGTGGTTCTGCTAATCCTAATTATGGTAAACATCATATTCCTTGGAATAAAAATAAGTCTTGGTCTGATGAAGTAAAAGATAAAATAAGAAAAACTCTAATTGGAAAATTTGCTGGTGAGAAAAATCCTATGTGGGGTAAATCTGCATGGATAGGTAAAAAACATTCAGAAGAAACTAAAATTAAAATGAGTGAGAATAGAAAGAGAAAAATAAAAAATGGAGAAATAGTTTATCCAAAGGGTAAAGATAATCCTTTCTATGGGAAAAAACATTCAGAATTAACTAAGGAAAAAATTGGTAAAGCAAGTAAAGCTCGGTCAGAACAAATTGCTAAAACTCTTAGTAAAGCTAATAAAGGAAGAATACCTTGGAATAAAGGATTAGCTCCACAAAATGACTCGCGAATATTGGTTGGAGAAAAAAATCCAGCTTGGAAAGGTGGTAAATCTTTTGAACCTTATTCTCCTGAATTCAATAAACAACTAAAAGAATTGATTCGTTCCCGTGATGGTTATAAATGTCAACTTTGTAGCTGTCCAGAAATAGAAGAAGGTAAAAAATTAAGCATACACCATATAGATTACGATAAGAAAAATTGTTTGCCTTCTAATTTAATTACTTTATGTGATAGATGTAATAAGAAAGTAAATTCAAATCGTAAAAAATGGACTTGCTATTTCAGAGGTAAAATAACAAGGAAGAAGAATTTTGATAGTAAGAATATTCAGTTATGTTTACATAAATAGAGAGGTGAAGTAATTTGAATTTGATAGAAAGTTTAAAAAATGTTGGCAAGAAAATATTAGAAGCAAGATTACCCTTCCGCAGAGGAAAATATGGAAATATAAGTGTTAATACCGGTTCCTGGATTAATCAGAAAGGGAAAGATTGGAAAGCTCCCGCTTCTCGTTTAGATTGCTATGAGAAAGCCTGGCAATACTATTTAGAGAATCAATTTGCCAGACCTATTGTAAATTTAACAGCTTCAGCTACTTTTGGAAAGGGAGTTCGATTTATAGGAGATAATGAACAAGTATCTTTTGCTCGGAAACTTTTTGCTGGTATAGATTTATTTCAATTGGGGACTGAATCATCTATTTATGGAGATGACTTTATTAGATTTTTTAAAGGAGAAGATAAAGATGTTAAAATAGCTATTCTTCCTCCCAAAACTATAAAAAAATATACAGCTGATAGTAATGTTTTGAGAGTTGAAAAGTATATCCAATTTGAAGGAGATAAAGATAATGAAGAAGAAATTTTATCCGATGAAATGATTCATATAATGATTAATGCTGTATCAGATTCGCTTTATGGAAACTCTGATTTATATCATTTATTTTATTGGCTGGATTTATATGATTCAGTTACAGAGGAAGCAGATAAGAGAAGACTATTTTGTTCTCAGCCGATAGGTAAATTTAAGAATGTAGATGTAAGATATCGTTCATTTTTAAAGACTACTCTGGGGAAGAAAAGTAGAGATGTTGATCAAAAATCAGGATTAAAGAGAAGCTTGCCTCCAGGTTCTCAATTATTCTTACCTCCAGGAATGGATTATGAAATAGTTGAACCAAGTGGAAAATTTGATTTAGAAGCTATACTAATGAGAATTATGAAAGTGATAGCAGCTGGAGCAGAAATTCCACTTCACTACTTATCAGTTGGAACTGATATTAACCGTGCTACTGCCGAGTCAATGAAATGGCCATTTATTAAGAAAATCCAGAGACGGCAAACTATGTTCACTCGCTCATTTGAAGAATTATTATTTAAAATTTATAATAGTTTAGGAAGTGCATTCCCACGAGATAAAGAAACTAACCCCGAAGGAAAATTTGATTTGCAAGTTTTATTCCCTCCAATCTATGACTACGAATTAAATGAAGTTCAGAAGATGCTCCAGGCAATTATGAATACGAGAAGCCTGAAACACATATCACAGAAGACTACACTTGATTTGATATGTAATTATCTGGGAGTTGATGTAGAGAAAGAAGAGGAAAGAATAGAAAAAGAAGGGGAGAAGGAGGATGAGACTCAGGAAGCAAAGGAATTCACTAAATTAGATAAGGCCGTGGCAGAGATAGGTTCGGCAGTTTCAAGGGGCGAAATAGAGCAAGAATTTGCCACTAAATTAATAAGCAAATTAGTTAAAAAAGGAGAATAAATGTTTCAGCAGTGTAGATTTGAAGAATGTAAATATTATATAAAATGTAAAGGCGGAACTTGGCTTTGCGGTTGTCCAAGACCATGTAATCGTTATTATGATGAGCCGGATGACTTGCAAGATGAATTTGAACCAGTATTAGAAAAAAATAAAATAAAGAAGGAAAGAATCCATATCAGGACATTCTAAATGCCAGTAACTATTCAAGAAGCAGATATATCAACTGAGATTCAACGCTCAATTAGACGAGCTATCCGAGATTACGAGAGGTATTCGGAAGTGCAACTGCGAAGGCTCTGGTATTTATACTATGATGCCCGAAAGAACATAGAATACCAGGTAGCTACTCGTTGGGCTAAATGGGTTAAAGATCCATCCGATCCGCTGGCAATAGGAAGATTACGAAATTTACAAGATTCTATAGAAGTAGAAATGGGTATCCTGAATAGAAAACTACATAATCAATTTCCAGCAATGATAACTGGAGCAGGAGAGAGAGGGATCGGGATGGGGCAGGCTGAGATAGCAACTCTCTTAACGCACATGGAGAAAACTATTACTCCGAGTTATACAGTTTTGAACAGAGCGGCCATAGAGGTTTATTCTAATTATGCACTTCAATTATCTGATGCTGATACAGTGCTGGCACTAAAGCAAATACAATCAAGATTGCAGTTGGGATTGATACAGGGAGATACGATAGGGAAACTGACTACGGATATAAGACAAATGATTGGGGCAGAGTTCGGAGTGACTGCTAAAGGATTGACATACAAGGCGAGAAGAATAGCTATCACGGAAATGGGAAGAAGTTTTTCAGCAGGCCATACCGCATTCGGGCAGAGTAATAGAGATATGATTATAGGTGAAAAATGGAATGTAAATCCTATGGGAGAATGGCCTTGTGCCGAATGTGAGGCGTTAGAAGGTAAAGAATATTATTACAGTCAAGGAGAAAGCCCTCCTTTGCCGAAACATCCCCTCTGCAAATGCTACTCAACCTACATTTATCGTCAAAATTTATTTACAAAAGATGAGTTAGGAAAATTAAAAAGAGAAGTTAGAGGAGGATTATAATGAGAAGTAAGAAAGAGATTTTAAAGGATTGTATGAAGATAGAAAAAGAGAAGGAGTTGGATTGGGAAAAAATAATTCCTTCAACTGAAATAACTCAATCATTACTTCTTGAGATTTTAATTGATATTCGTGATGAGGTTTCATTATTAAGAAATGGCAATTAAAACGAATCAAGGATTGGGCCGCGCAGAGGAAATATTTAGAAGAGCATCCTGATTGTGAAGTGTGCGGGAAGATGGCTACTCAGGTACACGAGATAGTTTTTCGCAGCCAGGGAGGTAAATGTGATAAAAATAATATGATAAGTCTTTGTACGGAGGATCATCTTCGGGCCCATTTCCGCAAAGAGCCATATTTACAAAAAGAAGAGTTATTAAAAATTAAAAGGAGTTGATTATGAACAACGATAAGTTTAAAGAAAAGTTAGATGAAATGTTGAAGGAAAGGCTCAAAAATTATCGATTAGAGGAATTTTCAATAAACCAAATTAATGAGATGGATAGACTCGCTCCGGGAAAAACAAAGATTTCTACTCTTTGCACGTTAAAAGAAGGCGGAATAGTAGGAATGAAGTTTGAGTTTCCATCTTCCTTTATCCAAGGTGATTTAGCTAAAATATGGAAGGAATCAAAAGGAGATAAATTATGAACCAAGAAGAGAAGAATAAAGTCAGACAGTTAATTTTAAAAAGATTAATGGATTTCAGAGGGACTCAAAAAGATAGAGTGAATGCAATAAATTATGTCAATGTTGATACGGTTGGAGAATCAATAGCAGGTGCAATCCTGCAGGGCTTAGAATTAGAATTTGATATTAAGTTGAAAAATAGAGGTCAAGTGAGATGGGACGAGTGAGAGGAAGCTGAGAGAGCAGGAAGAGTGTAATATTATTAAATAATATGTCAAGAAGAGGTGATCAAAACTGAAAATTAGTTTTATCGGAACATTATCAGAATCAAGTTTTCCTCGACTGGGCTGTCAATGCCCACAGTGTAAGGAGGCAAGGAAGTTAGGTAATGATTACTTCCATCAATATCATTCCTCATTGCTAATTGAGGAGAATAAAAAGAAGATAGTTATTGATGTTGGTAAGAATTTAGCTAAGAAGATTAAAGAGGTAGATCCTGATTATGTTTTATTAACGCACACTCATCCAGACCATATAGAAGGGATTACTTCGCTTGATGTTAAGGTTCCTATTTATTTAACTCAGATAATAGCAAATAAATCCAAGGAATATTTTAAGACTGGTAGGTATTTAAAAATTATTAAACCTAATGTCCCTTTCAGGATTGAGGGGATTAAGTTTATAGCTCACCGAGTTTATCATTCAAGTTTAGCTCCTACAGTATGCTATAAAATAGATGATAAATTTTTATATGCTCCTGATTGTTTAAAATTTTATGATGAGAAGATATTAAATGGAATAGAACGCTGGATATTAGATGGTTCATCATTAGAAAAAGATATTAAACGAGCAGGGAATATAGGACATTTAAGTATAAGGAATGCGATGAAGCTGGCAAAAAAATATAATATTCCTAATTTGATTGTTACTCATATTGGGCACCATCGGATGAAGGAAACAGAATTCAGAAGTAAAATAGAAGAGATGGGGAATCAAAATAAGATATTTACGGAGGTTGCGGATAGTAAGGATAATAGTAATTTAATTGAAGAAATGTATCCTCAACAGAAGCAAAAGGTTAATTCACCTACTTTTGCATACCAGATAATTTGGAAAAAAATGCCTGATAATTTTTTGCGGGGGAGGACTGATGAGCCTAAAAAGATGTGGCATGGGCATGATGTTGATAAAAATCTAAAGAATTCTTGGTTAGACGATTTGAATAATATCAAAGGGATAGAGATCCGCTCTTCAGAAGCGGGGAAGTCAGCTGAAAGACCTGCTTTTATTATTATGAGATTTAAAAGTAAGGATAATGATAAATTAGCTGGAGAACTTACTGCGAAATTAAGCAAGCAAGAAGGAATTTATACAGATAGTGACATCGGAATGGAAAATCGACCAAGAATATGTGTGGCGGGGAAAATTTGGCGATCTAAAAATAAAGAGAAATGGGAATCGTGGTGGGATAGTTTAGCTGGGAAAATAAAAAAATGCGTAGAGAAAGTATTGGAGGAAGCTAATTTAGAAGAATTTAAACTCAAAGATTATCAAGTTTCTAAAGTTAGGGATGATCAGCTCCGTGATGATCTAAGATTAGCATTAGCAAAAATTTCAACTATGATGGATAATGGCAAAACAGAATTTGAAACTTTAGATGATGCTAAAGAATTTCTTAAAAAGATAGTCAGGGAATTACTCAAACGAAATTGTATAACTTTCCACCCTGATGAAATGAAGCCAAGAAGCCTGCGAGTATTAAGAGAAATATTGAAGGAATTAAAAAAAGAAGGAGTAAAATTATCAGATGAGGTGGGGAAAATTATTGAAATGGTAAAACCTACTGAGCCAGAACCAGAATTTGTTTACCTTAAAGATATAGAGAAAGCTGAACCTGATAGAATTGTGCTATCTGATCCCTTATCAAGCTGGACGGGAAAGATGGTAATAGATGGAAAGGGACACGATGCAGATCTTTATATTGGGGGGAATATTCTCTCAAAAAGAGGTATTTTAGCTTTCACTGATAGATTAAATGAGAAACTTTATCCAGTTATAAAAAAATTGATTGATTTGATTCCTGAACCAGGAACTCCCTATAATACCTATATCCCTAATTATAGATTAGTGATTGAGAAGATCCCTTTGAGTGAGAGAAAAAAAGTAGTTATGGAAGGGGTAGAATATGAAGCTAAAGATGAAGGGAAAGCAGGCGAATTTGGTAATATTGATTTTAAAGAAGATGATACCGGAACCGGCGTCTATCAGCTACATATTTTAGGTCTTACTGAAGATGGAATGAAGAAGGTAAGGGCAAACTCTAAAAGAATTATTCAGGCAGCTAAACAGGGAATTGATCAATTTGCCTCAACAATGAAGTCTATTATTAAAGCTGGTGCTCATGTGGATATTCGTATGAGACCATCGGGGGTTAATTATTTTGAAGGAGGAGAAATCTTTATTGGTAATACTTCTGGACTTGATAAATTAGCTAATTATAAAACTGGACAGAGTCTGCGAATGCAGTTTAAACAGTCAAGAGCAGGAGAAAGTAAAATATCAATTATGAAGGGCGGACCGGCATGGATGGAGTTCGGGAAAAATAATGTTAAGATATTTAATCCTGGTGAAGTTGGGGCACTGGCTAATACCTATGCCGCAATAATAAATATAGATAGTTTTAAATGGATTGCTGGTAAGCAAGATAAGCATGCAAAGGAATTTAAATTTAATTTTTCTCGTAATAATCAATGGGACGGTAGATGGATAATGGGATTTGTGCCAGTAACGGAGAAGGGTAAAGTAGGTAGACGAGTATGGATGATGAGAATGACAAAAGAGGAAAAGTTAGATACTGAAAGGGAGAAAGAGAAGAAGAAAGATTAGGAATATTTTTTTCTATAATATTCCTAAATATCCCTATGAGTTTTAATGATTTTACCATTTTCAGAATATATTCTTTTTGTAATGCCTGCAATAGCACAATCCATTGCTTCTTCTAAACTATCATATTCATATGGACAATAATACCTATCGTACTCCCTAATGAATTTCATTTTTTATCCTTTAGTTTATATCTTGTCCACATTTTGGACATTTCCGTTTTTGTTCTTTTAATCGTTCTTCAGTTATAGAATAAAGTTTTTGTAATCTATCCTGGCTCAATTCACATTGTTTCTTAATATTATCCAATCCCTGAATCTCCTTTTCCGACATCTCAATCAAATCATTGCCTTGCAAAGGATGCCCACAATTATCTTCCTTAACTATAACATAGTAAGGATATTGTTCAACTTTCTCAATACGAACTTTCATATTTATTCATCTCCTTTATTTCTTATCTAATAAATTTAATGATTTTTCCAATCTCTACTCATATATTTAAAACTTGATTTAATTTTATCTTATCCATTTTTCTCCATCCCAGATTTTATAAAATTTTTCTTTCATTATAAAAGCAAACCAGAGTTTTTCCATCGTATCAAATTTTAGAGAATATCTCATTATTTTATCTTTTTCTTCATCAAGTTTAGCATTTGGAGTTCCAAAAACAAATTCATAAAATTTATAGATTAAACTGGATAGACTATATTCGTATAGTATTTGTAATTGGTCCTGTCGAAGAATAGGAATTCCTCTATCGGAATATGGTTCAAGTTCATTTTCAACTACATAAATATCCTCATCTTCTTTTAACCATGTCCTCAAAACTAAGGTCTCTGGAATTATAGCAGCTATTTCTTGCATTGCAAGACTCATCCGTTGTCTAACTAATTTAGTCTCTTTAGTTTTTAGTTTTATAATACCCAAGAATGATCTCCATCTAATGAATGTTCCTAATCTATATTCAGATGGTAATCTATCCCAATCTTTCTTTAAAGAAGATTCAGATTGGAAAGCTTTCTCAAGCATTAAAATATATTCATTACTTATATCCATTTATTTTTCTCCTTTTATTTCCCCTCTTTATTATATGGATAATTTTGTATTACTACTTTATCAGGTAGCTTTTTTGCTATAAGAATTACTATGAGAGCAAGTATCCCGAGTAAAGCTCCTATAAAGAACCATGCTATCCCGCTTCTATTTTTCATTGTTGCTATAAAACCTATTAATGCTCCAAAAAATACACAATCTATAACATAAATGAAAAGTATTTGTGATTCCATCTATTTCACCTCCTTATTCTCTAAAAGTTTCTTCCCGCAATGTCTACAATATTCATCATCAATAGATTTCCTCTCGCCACAATATATACAATACAGTTCGGCAAGAGTTTTAGTGCGAGGAGCACAGTTATCTAGTTTCTTATCAAATTTCTTCTCTGGCATTAAAACAGCTAATAGAGCTGCGAGAAATAAAACAGCTAAAAAGATTTCTGATGCCATTTTATCTCACCTCCTTATTCTTTTTATTATTTAATCCTTTTAGAATAAATTCTCCTACGAGTTGAGAAACAGTTTTACCTTCCTTTTCAGCCTCCATCTGAAGTTTATATAAAACTTTACTATCTATACTTATACCGAGAGTTACTTTTGGCATTTTAGCCTCCTTTTAATTATTATTATTAAGTATATATCATAAAAATAAGTTGTCAAGGTCAAATCAATAAAATTTACCTCCCTCGCAAGATTAACTTCCCTGAAACTCGCACTAATCTTACCTATTTAAAAAATAACTAATTGCAATGAAATTCCTACTTATAAGATAAAGATAAAAGTGAGGTGATATTATTATGCCAATTAAAAAAGGATACGGTTATTATGGGAAAGGTTATCCTTATATTGGAAAATATGGCAAGAATTTTACTGAAGTTTTAACACTTCTAAAAAGACTATTGCGGAAAGCTAAAGAAGATAAGGATAAGAAAGAAATACAGGATATTATAAGCTTACTAACTAAGAATGGAGAGGGATATTACGGGACTAAGAAGGTAGCAGAGGCAAATACAGAAGATGCGTTAAAGTTAATTAACAAACTCTTAAATAAATTAGAAGGTGAGGATAAAAATACTTTGCAGAAGATTAAAGATCTTCTATCGGAGAATACTTATCCTTATCTAAAAAAGGAATCAAATATGAAGAAGACTGATTGGATATTTGAGAATGTAGCTTCTATTGATTTTATAGAAGAGGACGATAAACAACCATTTAGATTTAGCGGTATAGCTCTAAAGGGTGATAGTGAATCTAAAAATGGGAGATATTATCCGAAAGAAATAGTAGAGAAAGCAGTAAAAGAAGCTAAAGATAATTTAGGTGAGCTTCGATTGATGGTGGGGCATCCCAAAGATATAAATGAAACCAGTCCTGAAAAAATAGTAGGAAAATTTTTATCAATTGATTACGATGAAAATGGAAATGTGCCATTTGAGGCTGAAATAGTTAATACAAATTTAGGCAAGGATACACAGGAAGCCTTAAGAACAGGATTATGGACAGACCTTAGTATTCGTGCAAACGGGTCGATGACTAAAGAATCAGTGAATGGAAGGAAGAGGGATAGAGTGACAAATCTTAGCTTAAAGGGTCTCGATTTTGTAAGTGAGGGCGGAGTGCCCGAAGCTAAAATAAATAAAATATTAAGTGAATCATCTAATGGAGGTGATAAAATGACGAAACAAGAACTCCTGCAAACTAAAGAGGTTCAGGAAATTATAGAAGAGACAAAAGACGCGATCTCCCAGGAAACGGAAAATATGAAAACTGATTACGAAAAAGGGAAAACTGATTTGGAAGCTAAATTGAAAGAATCAGAGACAAAAAGAGCAGAGGCAGAAGAGAAAAAAGATATTGCCGAAGCCAAATTAGCCGAAATAGAAATAGCTAAGTTGAAGGAAAGCAAAATCTCTGAACTAAAAGTTTCCGATAAAGTTAAGGAGCTTTTAAGGAAGAGAGTTACAGGGAAGGATGAAAAGGAAATTGCAGAGGGGATAGAGAAGGAAATCGAGTATATTAAAGAAATCTCCCCAATCTTTAAGGAAGGACCTAATGTTCATGGGATTCCTCCCAAAGATAGTGAGAAACCAAAGGGAAAAACCGATGAGGAAATACTTCGTGAAGGACATCCTGAAAATTGGGATATTGTAAAAGAAGCAGAAAAAATAGCAGTTGAAGATTAAATGGAGGTGAATAATTTATGGCTCAAATTATGACTTATAATTCCTCGCTTGAAAATTATGTGAGAGCAGGAATTTTAACAAAGTTTATAGCTTTCGAGGCAATAGAAGCTGGAGATATGGTCTACCTTGGAGGAGATGGTCAAATTCGTAAAGCAGTTGACCCTATGTTACTCTGGGGTAGAGGTGGAATCTCTGGAGTGGCAGAGAGGAAAGCCGCAGCTGCTGGGAATGTCTTGGTCTGGCAAACTGGAGTGTTCGAATTTACCACTTCAGTAGCACAGGCAATTCTTCCAGGAAGATATGTATTCGTAACTGGAGCAACTACAGTGGATCTTGGTGGAGGTACAAGCCAGGAAATATCGGCTGGAGTAGCAGAAAGTGGGACATCAGGTTCGGCAAGCGGTGAGATAGTAGAGGTATTTATAACGCCAACGAGGAAGAGGAGTCCGTATTTATATGACCATCCTTATCCTTATCTATAAAAAGCTAAAAGCAAATGGAGGTGATTGAATTTGAATAAACAGGAATTTAAATTAGCAATTAACGAAGTTTTGACAGACAAGGTTTTAAATCAGAGATTACCTGAAAAGGGAATTTCTGATTGGACGGAAACTCAAAAAAAAGTTGTAGCGAAAAATTTTAAACCCTGGTATGAAGCGAGGACTCGTAGTGAAATGCCCGAAATCCTAAGAACAGAATTCAATACGAAACTTCTGGATGGATATATCGAACATGTAGCACTCTGGCCTCAGGTATTTGATATGATCACTACGACTAAGAAACAGGTAGAATTACCAGGTCTTAAGGGAATCCATGTTTGGGAAATAATCTCAGGTGAGGAAAAGAAATTTACCGGGCCTGTATCTGGAAAAGCAGTTATGGAACCGAAGAAGTATGCTTGTTTGTTAGGATTCACTGAGGAAATGTTGGAAGATTGCGAAGTGGACATCATGGGTTGGTGTTTACGAATAGTTGGGCATCGATTTAAACAAAAGGAAGATGAGGCAGCATTTGGAGCATTCACTACTCGTGGTGGAAGTATGACTGCGAATACTGGAACTGGATTATCAGCACCTTCTTTACAAACTGCAATAGGTCTCTTATTAAATAGAACTATAACAGCAAACGCAAGAACTGAAAAAGATCCTATTACTCCCGATACAATTATTATAGATCCTACCCATCTTTACACAGCAAGGGAATTGATCCAGACTACTCTAACTGTAGCGGCTAATCTGGCAGGAGCAAATGCACCTGGTGGAACTAATATATTCCAGAATGTCTTGAATATTGTCTGCACTCCTTATATAGATTCTGATTATTATTATATAGGGAAGGCAAAGGTATTCGGAGGGGCAATATTCTGCAGAAGAACTAATCTGGAAGTTAAGAATTGGCAGGATTTGTTAAATGATACCGAGAACACACGAGCGAAGGCAAGATTTGTGGCTGATGTGGTGGAGCCGGATAAATTTGTAAGAACAGCTTACGCATAAGCAATTTGATAATTAAAAATAAGGGTGAGTAAATAGAATATACTCACCCTTTACTTTTAGAAAGGAGATTTATAAAAATGTCTCAATTTAGTTCGGGGTTATCAGGTATTCCTGTAGGCCTTAAATTTTTTAAAAGGAAATCTAATCCTGAAATTTTAAAACAATGGCAAGAGATTGACAAAAAGAAGCATGAAAAAAAAGAAGAGGAAAAATTAAGAGAAGTAAGGCAAACTAAAAGAGTAGAAAAAAAGAAAAGAGGACGACCAAAAATAAGGAGGAAATAAATGCCATACACAAAAAATACCATTCCTTTAGGGGATTGGCTGGCAAAAACTATTAAGCAAACTAAAGTAACTGTAGGGACTACTGCTACAGCTCTTCCTGCAACTTCATTAACCAATAGAAGATATTTATTAGTAGAAAATAATAGTGGTGCTACTATCTATTTAGGAGATTCAACTGTCACACCTACCAACGGAGTCCCGCTGGCTAATGGTGCTTCATTATCCATCAACCTTGATGCAGTAGTAGTTCTTTATGGTATTGAAGCTGCAGGTGGAAGAGATATAAGAGTATTAGAGGGAGCTTAAAATGCCTTTAGCTAATGTTCTTTATAGTGGTTGGCATTCTGTTCAGAATTATGAGGAAACTAATGAAGCACAAGAGATATATCCGACACTTGCCCCTGGCGTTTTACTTACTACACATGCCGACGATTGGGTGTTGGGTAGTTTCACTGAAATAGTTCCCGTCAATACGATTGACCATGAATTTCACATTCATCATGTTCACATTATATCTCCATCGGCTAATGGTGAATATGAATGTGTCCTTTACTGTGCAACTACTGAAATAGGTCGATTTAGTTTTAGTCGGACTGATAAAAAAGATGATGTAGAGGGTATTGAAGTACATACTGACCGTTGTCTTGCTAATACCCAGGTGCAGGCTAAATTAGCTAGCGCTAATGATGTCTCTGAGGATACAGTAAGAATAAAAATTTGGTATCATGAACATTCTAATTAGCGCCCATTTTGTTATCTTTAAAAATTAGATGAGGTAATTTTATGAATAATCGAGAAAAGTTGCGTTTGATGATTGGGGATAATAATAAGCTGATGGTCGCTGATAAGTTTGGCACGGGTGATGGGACTAATAAGTATTTTAAGATGAATATGCTCCCGGTGAGAGATGATACTGAGATCCTCGTAAAGGATACTACTTCATTAACCCGTGATACTGATTATACAATTGATAATGCTACTGGACTTATCACTATGACCACAGCACCTACAAATGGGCAAGTTATTCAGGCTCTCAAGTATGAATATAACGCTTTTAGTGATTCAGAGTTAAACCAGATTCTTAGTGATTATGGTAGCAATCTTAATATGTCTGCGGCTCATTGCTGTAGGGCACTGGCGGCAAGTGCCAGTAAGTATTTTTCATATACTAGCGGAGACGAAAAAGTTGACCGAACAAAAGAGTGTGCAAATCTTTTGAAGATGGCTGAATCTTTTGAGAAGAAAGCTGAAGGAGAACAATCTGGTCAGATAGACATAGGTATACTGAGAACAGAAATTTATTCAGAAGATGATACTGATTCTTTATTAAATTAGAGGGAGATTAAAATTTTAAACAAATCCGATATACTATGGGCTAAAAAAAATGTATTAGATACCCTCCATGGTCGCAAGTGTGACCCTGGGAATTTTTATTTTATTAAGAGAACTTTAGCTTCTATTGATTCTTTTACTCACGAGAAGACCTGGACAACTGCTAACGAATATTGCGAGCCAGTATTACAGCTGATGAAAGGAGATGAAAGAGAAGTAGTCGCTTCTGGATTATTAGAAGCAGGAGATATAATTGCTACTATAGATTGGAGAAAGGAAATAGATACCTCAGAGCCTACTGCAGTTAATGGAACTCAATACTTAAAGGCAGTGTATAAGGATGAGACTTATACAATTAAATATAATCATTTTGACGGATTAGGCAGCAATATGGCAAGACAAATTTTATTATTAAGTAAGGATAAATAATGGCTGAAAGAACGGAATTGTATAACTGGAATAAAGCTGCTGCGGTGGCCAGAAGTTCCCCTTTGCTACGGAGTGCTTTAGATAAAGTTGTCCATCGTTATGCAGTAGAGGCAGCCGAGATTGCCAAGCCGTTATGTCCAGTAGCTACAGGGACTCTCCAGAAAAGTTTAACCGCATCTGTTGATTATGAAGGTAGACGATACGAAGCTATCACAGGGAAGAAAGCGGAAAATATGGCTTATTGGGTTGGCTCGGCATTGCCTTACTGCGCAGTGCAGGAATATGAGCATAAGACAAAATCTTTTTTTTTTAC